CTATGGAGAAGCCCGTGCCGCAGCCCGTGCCGCAGCCCGCGCCGCAGCCCGCGCCGCAGCCCGCGCCGCAGCCCGCGCCGCAGTATGATGGCCTCGAAACCCTGTTGCAGCAGATTTTGCAGGGCCAGCAGACCAGCGCCCAGGCAATGCAGACTATGACCCAGACGTTGCAGGCGAACGCGCTGGGCCTTGGCATCCAGCAGCAGCCGGCGGCAGATGCCGCTACGGTGACAGCCCGAATCATCGACCCTACCTATGGAAAGGAAGTGAAGTAATATGCCTCTTGGTATGGATTTTGCGGACATTGCCGCAATTCTTACGGAGATTAACAAAATGGCCACCGGTCAGGAACCGACATCGCCCATCGTAGACACGTCTAGTTTCGTTTCTGTTGCGCAAGCCACGCTGCTGACCGGCCCCGACAATTACACCAAGGCAATCAGTCAAGTGCTGGGCCGCACCATCTTTGCCGTCCGTCCCTATGACGCACCCCTGAAGCGCTTGCAGGTCACGGGCGACGACTGGTCGAACCATGTGCGGAAGATCAATTTCTGCGACACTGACCCCGTCACCGATAAGGCGTGGGCGCTGGAGGACGGCCAGAGCGTGGATATGTACGAAGTCCACAAGCCTAAAGTCCTTCAGACGAACTACTATGGCCAGACCAATTACAGCCGCGTGTACACGCAGGCTGATACCCAGATGGAAGCGGCCTTCAAAGGCCCCGAGGAACTGGCGCAGTTCTGGTCCTCGTTCGTGCTGCATCTGTCGAACCAGATCGAGGCGGACCGCCGTAACCTGGCCAATAACCTGATGGCCAATCATCTGACCGGCATGACGGTGACCAGCCCCAACAGCGTTGTTTATCTGCTCGATGAGTACAACGCCCAGCAGGGCACGAGCCTGACCGTGCAGGATGTGTATAAGGAAGCGAACTTCCCGGGATTCGCAAAGTACGCCTATGGCCGCATCAATGACATTTCCCGCCTTATGAAAGAGCGCACCATCAACTGGCACCAGAACTGGAAGATCGGCAGCACGACGTACAACATCATGCGCCACACTCCCTATGATCGTCAGCACCTCTATCTGTACAGCGGGACGCAGAGTCAGATCGACGCCCGCGTAATTCCCGAGGTGTTCCACGATAATATGTTGAAATACCGTGACGCGGAGCAGGTCACGTTCTGGCAAAACATCGACGAGCGTGAGACCATTTCCGCAACGCCTGTTGTGACCACTGCCGCCGGTGAGGCATCCAAGAATGTAGCGGTGCAGCTTTCCAACGTATTCGGGTGCCTGCTGGATTGGGATGCAATCGGCTACACTCCGAAGCTGTCCCGCGTGGTCCCGACCCCCATGAACGCCCGCGGCCTGTACACGAACTTCTGGTATCACTACGGTTGGTCGTGGTACGACGATTTCACCGAGAACGCCGTTTTGTTCCTGATGACCGCCGGAGACGTCACTGCGCCCAGCACGGGCAAAGCAGCCAGAGCCTCCACCCTGAAAACCACCACGCACAAGGACGCGGACCCCTCGAAGTCCTGACTGGCACCGGCGGGCATCTGCCCGCCGGTTATTTTATAGGAGGTGCAAAATGCAAGCTACCTTTTATCAGTTTGCAAAGCGCACAAACAGCACAAAGCGGCCCAGCGGTGGGCAGGGGTTCGGAATCGACCTTAAAGCCCCCTGTAACATCATTGACCCGGAGATCAAGATCGCGACGCAGAGCGACCCCACGGGATTTAATTATTGCTACCTGCCCACGTTCAGTCGGTACTACTGGGTGAAGAACTGGACATATTCGGACGGACTCTGGAATGCCTCGCTGACTGTTGACACTCTTGCAAGCTATCGCGACCAAATCGGCAATAGTACGGAGTATGTCACAAGATCGTCTGCGCAGTATGATGGTACAATTTCAGATGGACTTTACCCTGCATCGGCTAAAGTGCAAAGTGTAACAACCGCTTTTCAAGGTGGCTTTGCGGAAACAATTAGAGGGGGATTCTTTGTTATTGGGTTTATAGCTAAAGCCGCAAACTCCATTGGGGCTATTACATATGCAGTAATGACCCCTACAAATGCCACAAAACTATCTGCAAAATTGCTGACTGATGTGTCATACCTTAGTATTGACAATACGGAAATTAGCGACAGTTTAACAAAGGTTCTTTTTAATCCCTATCAGTATATCGTAAGTTGCAATTACTTTCCATTTGACATCGCCGAACTCACCGCACATTTACCGCTTGTTTCAAGTGTAGATGTCGGGTGGTGGTCGATAGACGTTCCATGTTGGATTTTGGGAGAAGATAATAACAAATTAACAAAATCGGTGAGCGTGAGTATCCCGAAGCACCCTCAAGCGGCAAGCCGCGGAGGGTATTGTAATGCCTCCCCCTACACGGACTACACTATCTTCTTGCAGCCCTTTGGAGTGATACCTCTTGACGCATCTAAACTGTGGGGCGCTGTCACCTTATCTATACAATATATGGTTGACCTTTTTACCGGCGACAGTATTTTACGTATATTCACCAACGCAAATCAGTTAGTACACGAAACGACTGCAAAATTAGGTGTTTCTATTCAACTATCTAATATTACTTTTGGCATCCCCTCAGGTAACAACGGACTGCTTCAAACCGGTATTGCTGCTGCGTTTGGAGGTCTACAGGCCGCGTTTTCCGGTGGTTCTATTTCTGACGTTGGAAATGGTATTTTAAATGCTGCACAGGCAACTAATGCAGATGTAGCGAGCAAGGGCGCAACGGGGTCCACAATAGCTTTTGATACAATCCCTTATATAGTTGCCCGTTTTAAAATTCTTGTGGACGACAACAACGAGGACCACGGCAGGCCCCTTTGCCAGCGCGTCCAGCTGTTCAGTATTCCGGGGTTCATTATGGTAGATGATCCCGACATTGCATTAACCGCGACTGCCGCCGAGATTGACAGCGTTAAAAGTTATATGAAAAATGGATTCTTTTTAGAGTAGGAGGCATAAACAATGGCAGTATACAAACAGTGTATTACTGACGTGTCGCCGATCAGAGTCACCGCCGGATATCCGGCATACTCTGACGGTAGCCCCCATCGGGGCATTGATACGGTACACGGCAACCATAAAGCATACGCGCCAGAAGCGGGAACCGTGGTAGTGGCACAGCATTGGAACGGCAGCACCTCCGGCGATCAGTCATGGGGCAATATGATTAAGGTACGGATGGCCGACGGTACAACATGGCGTGCCGCACACTTTGCATCGCAAATTTGGAAAGTAGGAGACACTATCTCCAAGGGGCAGTTTATCGGCACACAGGGACAAACCGGCTATGTCACGGGCATTCACACACATTGGGAATATGCCGATGCCGCTGGGAACCTGAGGGACCCCTCTAGTATTATCAGAATCCCGAATCAGGTCGGCACATGGGACGTAGAATGGGACTCCGGCGGCGGGCCTGGCCCGGGTCCCGGGCCTGGCCCGGGTCCCGGGCCGGGACCGTGGCCCGCTGGTAAATTGCCGGTGTGGCTGGTAACGTCGGCAAGAGGACTTACCTTCAAATGGCGAAAGGAGGCCGTCTGTTATGAGCGCCCCCTACAGCTATGAGCAAATCAACGCTCATGTGTCGCCGGTGACTCCCTCCGTGATGCACACCAAGGGCAACAGCTTATCCTATTATTTCCGCAAATATTTGTTCCTTGAGGCCGTGTCTATGGTCCGGTGGACGCTTCCCGACACATGGCCCAGCAACCGCTTGCAATATCTTGTCTTTGGCTCGGGTGGTGTTACGGTGTTCAATACTGACCGCTATGGCCTGGTATATGACCGAATGGGATTGACCGGCATCAACATTTTCTATAATCCGACACACTCCATCATTGCAAACCCTTTTATTAAAGGGTCCCCATATTTGCAGATCGGAAAGCAGTGCGAGATCATCAATTTGCAACCCGATTACCGCGGCATGGTGGATATTGTGGCCTATTATGGGGATATGATGGCCCTTGCTGCCCAGACCATCCAGAGCAATTTAATCAACAGCCGGTTGGCGTATGTGTTCGCATCTGGTAACAAGGCCGGTGCAGAATCTTTTAAAAAGATGTTCGACCAGATCATGCAGGGCGACCCCGCCGTTTTTGTGGATTCCTCGTTGCTCAAAGCGCCTAAAAATGGGGCATCCGGGCAAGACCCCTGGATGTACTTTGCGACAGACCTTAAAGGGAACTTCATCACTAACGAACTGTTGACAGCCCTTAAAACCATTAAAGCCCTGTTTGATACCGAAGTAGGCATACCCAACACCAACACAAGCAAGAAAGAGCGGATGCTGACCGACGAAGTTAATTCTAACAACGTTGAGACAGCCGCCAAAGCGTCGCTATGGTTGGACAGCTTGCAACATGGGTGCGAGCGGGTTCACAAGCTCTTTGGAATTGACAAATCTACTTTATGGGTCGATTGGCGTTTTCCGCCCGATACTGGGGCGCAGGAGGTGAACAACGATGCACGCAACATTGAGCTTTAACGGCCTGTTGGAAAGATACCCAAAATTGTTCGACGACTTTAAAGTCCCTAACAGTGTATCTAAAGAAACTGTCTGCAATCAATTACTATTTGATACGCTGGAATTGGAGGTATTATACGCGGATGGCCCCACTATGCGCAGGGCGCTTGGCGTCTATTCTGAAACCATGCTCCCGAGCTGGACCCGGTACGCTGAGGCGCTGGGCCTTGAATACGATGCTTTGGCATCCGATGACAGAACCAGAACCACCGACCATGCAGGAACCAGCGGCGGCACGATCAACCGCACAAACGACGTGAAGGGAACAACTACACGAGCGCCTAACCTAACCACCACCGGCCAGAATACCGGCAGCGACAGCACCACACGGGACGTTACGGGTTTTGACAGCGGGGCATTGCAAACCGCTGAAAAGAGTACAACGGCCCTTGGTACCGGGAACACCATTACCAGCAGCGGCACGGACACGACCACCACCGATCAGACAACCACCGATAACAACACATCCGAATTGCACGACGGCTACAAAGACACCGTGACCGAGAAGGGTCGGGCAGGGCAAGACCCGCAAGACCTTATTGCCAAAGAGTTGACCCTTGCAATGGAAAATGCAGTCCATAAAATCGTTACGGACATCCGGGCAAATTTTTGTTTGCTGGTATATTAAGGAGATGTGATTTATGAATATTAACCCTATTCACAAAGCGCCCTACACCAATTTCCATGATCTCAATCTTGATTGGATTATGGACGAGCTGAACGAATTCAACACCAAACTGACGAATTTCGTCAGCCTGGCCACAATCAAGTATGCAGACCCAATCCAATGGGACATCACCAGCCAGTATGAAGCAAACACCGTTGTTGTGGACAGCAACGGCAACGCCTATCTTTCCGTGCAGCCGGTACCGTCCGGTGTTTCTCTGGACCGTACCGAGTTCTGGACCAAAATTGGCAATTTCGATGAACTTTGGGCCGATGTGAAAAAAGCCATCACTCCCAACGATGAGGGGCATAGCCCCACCGCGACAGCAAATAGAGCTGTCAACGATCTTGTCTGGGTAAACGGGGCGCTGGTACGTGTCACAAGAGCAATGATCGCCGGTGATGCTTACGTGCCCGGCTCTAACTGCGTTAGCAGCTCCACAAATGAAGTTCTGCGCTACCTTATCACCGCATTTAATGAGGGCTTGAGCGCAGAGAAAACGGCCCGGGAGAACGCCGACACCCAGCTTGAGACGGCTATTGGTGCGGAGAAAACGGCCAGGGAAAACGCGGACACTGAACTTCAGACAGCTATTGAGGCGGAGGCCATTGCTCGGGAGAACGCCGACACCCAGCTTGAGACGGCTATTGACGCAGAAACAACGGCCCGTATTGAGGCAGATAAGAACTTACAAAAACAGATCGAGGACAAATCCTCTGGGGCATTTGCTAACGTTAAGGACTACGGGGCATTAGGCAACGGCTTAGCGGATGATACGGAGGCAATTAAGCGTGCTATGGCATCCGGTCTTCCACTGCTGTTCCCGGATGGTACATACAATATTACACAGGACGTCACACTGACCGGTTCCTATTTTGCGTACAACGCAATGTTGATTGCGACCACATGCACAGTAACCATCACTGCACCGATTGCCGGTGCTAACTGTCATTTCCGTAAAGCAGACAACGGCACAATCAAGATGACTGATAGCGTTGTACTGGTTGACTGGTTTAACTATGAAGGTGATTTAGGGTCTGCTATCAGCAATTATCTCTCCGGTTATGAGGGTACAGTGAAGTTTGGTCGTCCTGCTACATATGCTGGACTGGGCACTGATACTACATACATTGTAAGTAATAATATTTATCTTCAACCGCACACAACATACGATTTGCAGGGGTGTGTTATTAAGCTCACTACTGCCAACAGCAAATTCATTTTTAACGGCAGTAATACCGCCCATGTGGAGCGCACTATTTTTCGCAATGGCGTTATTATCGGTGCAACAGATGTGGTAGACGCGGCTTTTACTTCGGAGTATTCTGAGCGATTCTTCATTGAGGATATGTTTATAATCGGTTGCCGAAAAGTGTTAGAATGTGCGCATACTGTCAATCTGCAGGTACGTAATATTATACATGATATTGCCCTTGCAACCTCTAAGCCTATTACAAGTTATCATTTAATAGCGAGTTCCACGGGTGCAACTGGTATCTCCGGCAACGCCTCTTTCCGCGCAGAAAACTGCATTTCCAGCCTCGGCAGTGCTACAGGGGATAGGTGGATGTTCCTTGCTGATTCTTCTAACGACATTCGAGATATTTATATCAGCAACTGCGAATGCAGCAACTCCAATGGCATATGGATTAACGCCTCCTCGAAACCATCAACGGTTTGGGACATTCTGATTGATGGTTTCATTGCAGACCAGTGCCCGCAAACCGGTATTTACTTGACAAATTGTCTTCATGGCGCAATACATATTCTAAACAGCTATAGTAACGCTGCATCATACGGCATACGCCTAGTAGCATCAACGGCTGTTATCAATACATGTCAGTTCCTTGCTACGGCACCCATGAATGGTATTTACCTCGAGGAAGGATGTAGGGC